GGCGCCGGGGGGGGGCCCACGCCCCACGGCGGGGGGCTCCGATGCTGCGGACCAGTGAGGTGGCCTGCCAAAACGGCCGGTGCGTGGCTGCTGGGATCGTCCGGACGGTACATGCGCGCCTGGTGGCGATCGGGGTGGTGGAGTTGCCCCGACTGCTGTGCGCCGAGTGCGGCTGGGATATGCGCCAGGTGGGTGGCTGGCCCCCGGCCAGTGGTGGATACCTGACGTCCGATGCCGTGGAGGCGCTGTGTCCTGGGAGCAGCTGCTCGACATCGCCCGAGCAAACGCCGCCGAGCGACAGCGGGACCGAACCAAACCCCCCGACGACTGCCCGCGCGACGGGACGGCGCTCCAGGCCGTCGACGGCGACCGGCACTGCCAATTCTGCGGCTGGCTCCAATCCCGGGACTGGAGGTGAGGCGGCGTGACCACGTACATCCGGGGCACCGAGGGGCGCCTGAATGATGTGCTGACCCTGCTAGGGGCCACAAAGACGTCGCTATGGCCCTGCTGGGAGGACAGCGGGTCCCTGGTCACCGGCATCGGGATTGGGGACCTCACCTCCGCTGAGACCGGGGGGGCTGCCGAGCAGCTCCAGGACGATTTCGCGCCGCTCCAGTTGCCGTGTGGGCTGTACTCCTACCACCTGCACCCAACCGGCGATCACCACCTCGCTGGGATCGACGACGCGGCCTACACGTTCGGCTCCGGGGCTGCTGACGTGGCCTTTTCCGTCGGCGCGTGGATCCGGCCCAACGCGATCGCCAGCAACACAGTCATCGCGAAGTACGACGCTGCCGGGACCGCCAGGGAGTGGCGGCTGTGGATCGACGCGGCCGGAAAGCTCGACCTGGAGCTGTACGACGAGAGCGCCGACACCACCGAGGTAGCCACCTCCACAGCGGCGCTCACCGCCGGACAGATGGTGATGGTGACCGCCACGTATGACGGCACCGAGGCTGCCCCGACCGTGTACCTGTACGTGAATTACACGGCGGTCAGCACCGGGGCCACCACGGAGACCGGGGCGTATGTGGCCATGGAGGACACCGCCACCCCGCTCACGGTCGGCTGCTCGGGCACCACCGCGCTGCCCGCCGAAGAATTCCACGGCCGGATCGCCCTGCCGTGGATCACAGGCAAGGCGCTCACCGCGGCTGAGGTGGCCCAGCTGTACGCGATCACCGCACCCATGGTGGGGGTGTGCTGATGGGCGGCTCCAATGCGGTCACCGGCGAGACGATCACCCGCACCTACACCTCCTCGTCCGTTGGGGTGGCCACCCCGCCGGGAATCCTCGGCGCGTGGGTGACAGTCATTGGCGGGGGTGGCGGGGGTGGCTCCGGCCGCCGGGGTGCTGCCGGTACCGCCCGGGTCGGCGGTGGGGGTGGCGGCGGTGGTGGTGCGATCCCCAGCCAGTGGGTGCCCGCATCAGCGTGGGGTGCCACCTACACCGTGACCGTCGGAGCCGGCGGGGCGGGTGGCGCCGCGGTAGGAGCGGACGACACCAGCGGGGCTGTCGGGACCGCTGGCGGCACCTCCAGTCTCGCCACCGGGTCGATCACCGTGCAGATCTCCGGTGGTGCTGGTGGCGGCGGTGGTGAGGCTGGCGCGGGCGGTGCTGGTGGTACCGCGGTGTGGCCGTCGGGAGCAGCTGGTGGCACGGCTGACGCTGCGGGTGGCGTCGGGGTGGTCGGCGGCTACAACTTCTACGGCGGCCCGGGGGCTGGCGCCTCCGGTGGTGGGATCTCCGCCGCGAACGCCGCAGCCGATGGTGGCGTGGGCGGATGCGCCGCGACCCTCCATTTTCTGGCTGGTGTGGCGGGCGTGGTCGACACGAGCGATCCGACTACTCCGGCATCACCTGGGCTTGGTGTGCCCGGCGGCGGTGGCGGTGGCGGGTCTGGATCCATTACGACGGCTGCTCGGGCTGGGGCCGCTGGCGGCCTGTACGGCGGCGGTGGCGGTGGGGGTGGCGCGTCCCTCAACGGCAATGCCTCTGGTGCTGGTGGTGCTGGCGGCGGCGGTTTGGTGGAGGTCCGCTTCATCACCCAGTGATCGACATAACCAAATACGCAAGCCCCACAGACCCGCGGGTCTGACGCCAAGAAAGCAAGGGACAGGGTGAGCACGATCTGGTATGCGACCCGGGAGCGGGTCAAGCGAGCGTTGGACTCCGCGGAGACGGCGCGCAACAACGCCCAGGTGGACGCGGCCATACTCGGCGCCACCGACCAGATCCATGGGCTCACCCACCGCACCTTCTACCCAACCGTCGCGACGCGATACTTCGACAACGACATATCGACCAGTGTGGTCGGTACCCGCCTTTGGCTGGGCAAACACGACCTGGTAAGCGCCACCAGCATCACCGCGGACGGTGTGGCCCTGGCTGCCTCCGACTACCACCTGTGCCCGCAGGACGGCCCGCCCTACACCTACATCGACTTCGACGAGGACTCCTCAGCATCGTGGTCCACGTCCCAGCGAGGCAACGCGATCACTGGTACCTGGGGCTGGTGGGATCGCACCGAACCGGCTGGCGCGCTCGCCGAGGCCCTGGACGCCGCCGAGACCGGGGTAGACGTCACCAGCGGCGCCGCGATCGGGGTTGGCGACATCCTGGAGGTCGACTCCGAGCGGATGATCGTCACCGGCAGGACCATGCTGGACACGGGGGTGACGATCCACGCATCCGACTCCCTGGCCACGAGCCACGCCGACGTGGGCATCACCTGCTCGACTACCACGGGCATGCCGGTGACCGACGAAACCATCATGATCGACGCCGAGAAGATGCTGGTCGTCGAGACCGCCGGAGCACTGGTCGCGGCCCGCCGGGGGTGGGACGGCTCCGTCCTCGCCACCCACGCGGCAGGCGCCAAGATCTACGCACCCCGCACCCTGACCGTGGAGCGGGGTGCGCTGGGCACCACCGCCGCCACCCACGACACCGCCACCGCGATCAGCCGGTATGTGGTGCCGCACCTGGTCAGCACCCTCGCTGTCGCGGAGGCCATGGACACCCTGCTCCAGCAGGGATCCGGCTACGCCCGGGTAGCAGGGAGTGGGGAGTCCGCCCGCGAGTACTGGGGCAGGACGCTCGCCGGGTTGCGCGAACAGGTGTACGCCCGGTATGGGCGCAAGGCCAGGATGGCGGCCGTCTGATGCTCACCATCGAGATCAACACGTCCGGGCCGGTGTTCGACGGGCGCGCCGAACGGGCATGCGACGAGCTGGCCGCTGACGCCGTGGACGTGGTCGCGGAGACAGCCGAGGAGCACGCCGTCGCCCTCATGCAGGCCTACTTCCGTGATCCGACCCCGTACTACTGGCTCCAGGTGACCATCGCCCACCCGGCGTATCTGACCAGCGTGGTGCATGACCAGGGCGTGGTGTACGGGCCCTGGCTGGAGGGGGTCGGGGAGCGCAACAAGACCTCGAGGTTCAAGGGCTACTGGCATTGGCGCCAGAGCAGGCAGGCGATCGCGGCGCGGGTGCCGGAGCTGGTCGAGATGGTGGTCAGCAGCCGCGTCGCAGAGATGCGGGGGTGACCGGTGGATATCAGCGGCATCCTCGACAAGATCGTTTCACATGCCATGGCAAGTGGCCTATTCGAACGCGTCAATCAACACGAGCCCAAGTCGGCGCCGGGAAACGGCCTGAGCTGTGCGGTGTGGGTCGACTCCATCGCCCCGGTGCGCTCCAGCGGGCTCTCTGCCACCTCAGGCAGGCTCGCCATCCAGGTGCGGATCTACACGTCGATGCTCGCCGAACCCCCGGATGCGATCGATCCGGCGCTCACAAGCGCGGTTGACGTGTTGATGACCGCCTACTCGGCGGATTTCGAGTTGGGCGGCACGGTGCGGTGCGTCGATCTACTGGGGATGGCAGGTGAGCCGCTGAGCGCGAAGGCCGGATACCTGTCGCAGGACAAAAAGCTCTTCCGGGTAATGACGATCTTAGTCCCGTTGATCGTCAACGACCTATGGAATCAGGTGGCGTGACATGGGAAAACAGACCGGGCTCGGGGACAACCTTTACGTCGGCGGGTATGACCTCAGCGGCGACATCGGGATGGTCGACAGCATCTCGTGTCCCCGGGGCACCCTGTCGGTGACTCCGATCAGCTCCGAGGCGTACGAGCGGATCTACGCCCACAGTGACGGCCAGATCGAATACACCAGCTACTACAACACGGATCCTGGCCAGTCGCACGCGGTGCACTCCCCGCTCCCCCGTACCAGCACCATGGTCACGTACGCGCGGGGAACCACACTTGGCAATCCCGCCGCATGCCTGATAGCCAAGCAGGTCAACTACGACCTGAGCCGGAGCGATGACGGCAGCCTGACCTTCAAGGTCCAAGCGGTCGCAGCTGACGGATACCCACTGGAGTGGGGCCGTCAGCTCACCGCCGGAATCCGCACCGACACCGCCGCCACCAACGGGGCCAGCATCGACGACGGTGCCGCCACAGACCTTGGCCTCCAGGCGTATCTCCAGGTCACAGCGCTCACTGGCACGGACGTCACCATCAAGATCCAGGAATCATCCGACAACGGCGTCGGCGACGCCTGGGTGGACGTGGCCGATGGGGACTTCACCCAGCTGCTCGGGGCCGGCTTTGTTCCGACCACGGAGCGGATCGCCACAGATCCGACGCTGACCGTTGAGCGCTACCTGCGGGCGGTCAGCGTCACCACCGGAGGCGTCACCAGCTGCTCATTCAGCTTGGTAGTGGTGCGCAACCTGGGGGGGCCGCCGTGAGCCCCCGCCTGATCCACCGGGTATCCCGGCAGCAGCCCCACGGTCCAGCGATCGGGTACCGCACCTTCGCCTACCACCGGCCGCTCGCCACCCACTGGAGGCGCGCCAGCTGCGAAGAGGTCGAGTGCGACGCCTACCTGCATGGCTGGTACACCACCGTGGACGAGCGCACCGACCTGGGGGCTGGGCAGGCCTACTACATCCGCCGCAGCTCGGGCCGCAGCTTCCATGAGCACCGCACCGAGCAAGGCCGGACGCTCTTTGCTTTCGGCCCTGGTCAAATGTGCTTCCGTGCTTCCGATCACCGTTTGCCGATCATCGAGCGCCCGGCGCTGTGGATCGTGCGGGACGGCGATTGGCGGGGCAATCCGACCGGCTGGTCGCGCACCCATGCCCGGGGGGAGCACTGGGTGGAGGAGTGGGCGGAGCACCAGGCCCGGCTGCGGGCACAGCTATAGCGTGGATAGAGAGGAGTAGGTCATGGCCAAAGAGAGTGGCCTCGGAATGACGATCACCATCGATGACAACACGGGGGCTGGGCAGGACCTCAGCAACGACATCACGTCGTGTGAGGTGTCTACCCCCCGGGGGACGCTCGACGTGACCGGCGTCGACAAGCTCGCCTTCGAGCGCCTCCTGGGCCTCGCCGACGGGTCGGCCACATTCAATTCGATCTTCAACGATGCGGCAAACCGGTCGCATGCCGTATTCAAGACCCTTCCGGCGTCGACCGCTGTGTCTCGTACCTGCGTGCTCGCCCACTCCGGACAAACCCTGACCATGGAACTGCTGCTCACCGACTATCCGATCTCGCGTGGCGACGACGGCAAGCTCGGTGCCGCTGTACCGGGCGTACTCGCCGACGGCGTTGCTCCGGCATGGACGTGATGACTGACCCCGGGGCCACCCCACCAACCACGTACCGCCGCCCGCTCCTCAAGCTCCAGTTCGAGGACGCCGAGTACGAGGGACTGATCGTCTACTGCCGCCGCCCACGGATTGACGACGTCCTCGCCATGGACGCCCTCCGGGGTGCGCGGCTCAACGGCGGCGACCAGGAGGCGCTCCTGGTGGCCATCGACGACGGGTTCTCCGCGATCGCCGGTCTCATCGTCAGCTGGAACCTGGTCAACGAGTACGACGCCCCGGTGCCGATCAGCTCTTCTGGGCTGCGGTCCCTGGACCTGGGCTTTGTCATGACCCTGCTGGGTGAGGTCATGACGATGTCGCTTGGGGTGGCGCGCCCTTTGCCGCAGCCCTCCAGCGGTGGCGATCCGTCCCTGGAGGTATCGATTCCGATGGACAGCCTGTCCGAGAGCCCGCCGAGTACCGGCGCGCCCGGCTGATCCTCGGCCTCTGCGAGCGCTTCGGCTGCCTGCCCAGCCAGCTGCTCGCCGAGGACGCGGAGCTACTGCGGCTGCTGACCATCGAGCAACTGGGAGGAGGTGAGTCGGATGGCGAACGACATTGAGATCGTCGTCAAGGGACGCAATGAGGCGTCAAAGGTATTTGCCCAGGTCAACCAGTCCATTGGCCAAGCCAAGCGTGGCGCGGCGGCGGCCTGGAAAGAACTCGACGTCCTCGCCGTGGCGGCCGAGCTGGCCGCCGTTGAGATCCGCAAGCTCCAGGATGCGCTCGACAGCGTCAACGCCACCTCCGCCAAGCAGGTCACCGCCGCCGTCAGCGACCTCACTCGGGAGTCGATCAGCGCCGCGACCGCCGTCGACATCCTCGCCGACTCCGGCGCCGAGTTGGGGGCAACAGCACCGGCCGCCGAGGCCACGGCCGAAGCCGTCGACAACATCGGCGACCAGGCCCGCCAGGCCAAGGAGCAGGTGGAAGACCTCGGCGACACGCTCTCCGGTCTGGTGGCGCACAACAAGGGCGGGGCCGGCGGACTACTCAGCGCGTTCGGGAACCTCCCCAAAGCGCTCAAGGGCAGCAGCTCCGGGCTCGCTGACGGGATCACCTCCGGGATCACCGACGGGCTGGCGAAGGCCCCCGGGATCGCCGGGAAATTCTTCTCCGCCACCGGGCCGATCGGGGCGGTCATCGCCGCCGGCCTGGTCGCCGCGATCAGCACCTCCATGCTCACAGCCGTCTCCGGGGCCGGCATCGGGGCCGCCG